AGATGAAATAAAAATAAGGATTGATGACCAAATAGAAGAAAGAGCAAAAATACAAGCTGCAGAACAAGCAATGTTAGATGCTGCTGCTGCTGGTCCTTCTCCTAAGCGTCCATCTACACTTAAAGGTATACATAAAGCCGGAAAGGAACTAGGGATAGGTATGCCTGCAACAGGTATAATACGTCCACTAAATCCATCTAAAGCACTACCTTCTAAAGAACAGTTAGAGGGTTTAACCGGAGGTAAAAATCGTACACTTCCACCAGATCTACCACCAAGCGGAGGAGAATACGGAGGACCTAGAAGAGCAATACCTGTAGATCCTAGACAGACAAGAAACGAGTTAATGCCTAAACCCACTAATATGGGTATGCCACCAAAAAGAGACTTACGATTTACCCAAAGACCAGGAGGTTTACCTCCAAAAGATATACGAAAACAAGAAATCACAACCGGTACTAAACGTAGCCCAGCAGTAAAGAAGGTAGAAAAAGAAAAACAAATTAGAGAACACAACGATAAAGCGGATAAAAGAGGTACCCGACCTGATTTATCTGAACAAAAAGACAGTAAAAGGGAAACAACACAAAAGAAGTTCAAACAACCCAAGTAAACTTTCATAAACTAACTATTTATATATAATGAAACTAGACCAATTAAGACAAATCATAAGAGAAGAGGTAAGATCAGCCGTTAAGGATGAACTAGCCGACGTTCTAACAGAAGCGGTTGCTATAGCTAGCAAACCACAACAGACTTATGCACCGGCTCCAGTTAAACAAAAAGATCTTTCGAGAACATGGTCAACTGGTAAAATGAATACAGCAACAGTTCCTTTAGAAGAGATGCTAAGTTCAACAGCCAACAGCATGACATCGGATGAATATAGAAACATCACAGGAGCAAGCGGACCATCTATGGGAGGTATTCCTAAAATGGCAACATCTATGGCTTCACAAATGGGTATGACAGAATCAACAGGTCCATTACCCGGACTTGATCTATCTAAACTACCTTTTGTAAATAAGGCAAAGCAAGTTTTAGACGCTGCATACGAAAAAGACAAACAAAAGTCAAGATAATAACATGGCATACGAAGCAAAAAGAATTAACCCATTAGATCTACAGCCTAGAAAAGCTGTTGGCTTGAACCTTCCGTTCAATTCTAAAGAGGTGTTCACTAGTAACTTCCAAACCAAAGACGCTATCAAGACTAACCTTATTAATTACTTCTTAACTAATAGAGGAGAAAGATACTTAAACCCGTTATTCGGCTCTACTATAAGAGAAATGCTATTTGAGAATATAAACTCAGATTCAATAGACAAAATAGAAGGAATAGTAAGAAATGCAATAGAAATATACTTTCCTAGAGTAGTAGTAAAGGAAGTAAACACAGTTCCTAACCACGATGAAAACTTAGTTCAGTTTTATCTAAGTTATGACATAAGAGACACAGGTACATCAGATGAGCTACTTATTAATATATCACAATAATGGCAGAAAGTAAAGACATAAAATATATAAACAGGGACTTTAACGACTTTAAACAGCAGTTAATGGAATTCGCTAAGTCGTATTTCCCTGATTCTTATAACGATTTCTCTCCTACTTCACCGGGAATGATGTTTATCGAACAAGCCTCATATGTAGGTGATGTTTTATCTTTTTATCAAGATAACCAACTACAAGAAACCTTCTTACAACACGCTAAGAACCCCGCTAACCTATACTCTTTAGCTTACATGCTAGGGTATAAGCCAAAGGTAACAACAGTAGCAGAGACGCTATTAGAAGTAACACAAAACATAGATGCTATCGGAGCAGGTAACAAACCTAACTTTGACCAAGCAATTACAGTATCAGAGAATAGCACAGTAAAGAGTACCGCAAAAGGAAATACAGTATACCTATTACAGGATAAAGTAGACTTTAGCTTCTCCTCTTCTTACGACCCTACAGAGATTACTGTATCAACAATAGCAGACGGACAACCTTCAGAATTTCTTCTAAAGAAACACGTTAGGGCATTCTCCGGAGCTATTAATACAATAACACAAACATACACTACTTCTAATAAATTTGCTACTTTTGAAATAGGTGCAGATGAAATTATAGGTATATTAGATATAAAAGATTCCGACGGTAATGAATGGTACGAGGTACCTTTTCTAGGGCAAGATACGATTTTCGTTCAAGAACCCAATACATCTACTGACAAGCATCAGACTCCTAACTTAATGAAGTTGAAGAGTGTCCCTAGAAGATTCGTTACTCGATTTACCTCTAAAGGTGTAATGCAAGTACAATTCGGAGCAGGAGTATCATCGGAAGATAGTAGTGAGTTTTTACCAACTCCTTCTAAAGTCTCTATGAATACTGAACAAGGAATAAGAAGATTAGATTATGCATATGATCCTTCTAATTTTATGTTTACTAAGAGTTATGGACTAGCTCCTTCTAATACAACATTAACAGTTAGATATTTAACTGGAGGAGGAATTAAATCAAATTCACCATCAAATACTATTACACAAATAGATGCTGTTTCAACTACAGCAACAGATAGCTCTAAGGTAGCTACTCTATCCTTTAACAACAACACACCTGCCATAGGAGGAAGAGATGGAGACACAGTTCAGGAGATAAGAGAAAACGCAACAAGAGCCTTCTCAGAACAGAAAAGAGCAGTAACTTTACAAGATTACACTATACGTACATTATCTATACCGCCTGAATACGGTTCAGTAGCTAAAGCATATGTTACTCAAGAAGCTTCTACAAGAAGTAATCGTTCAGTACTAGATGAGAATAGGTTAGCTTTAGCGTTATACGTTTTAGCTTATAATAACCAAGGGCACTTAATAAATGCTTCACCTAGACTAAAAGATAATATTAAAACATACCTCTCTCAATACATGCTATTAACAGATGCAGTCGATATAAAAGACGCTTTTGTAGTTAATATAGGAGTACAGTTCGAGGTAATAGCCTTACCTAATTACCAATCTAGGGATGTTTTACTAGAATGTAACAAAGCATTACAAGTGGCATTAGGAAAAGATCAATTAACTATCAACCAACCAATAAACCTGTCCTCACTGTATACAGTATTAGATAGAGTAAAAGGTGTGCAGACAGTTAAACATATTGAGATTACTAATAAGGCTAAAGGAAGATACTCAGAATACGGGTACGATATTCCAGGTGCAACTAGAAACAACGTAGTCTATCCTTCATTTGACCCTTGCTGTTTTGAGGTAAAGTACCCAAATCAAGATATAGTAGGTAGAGTAACAACATTATAAACCATGGCAGTATATAGAATATATCCAGAAAAAGATGCATCCATCGACAGTAAGCCAACACCTTCAGGGTTGTATGGTAACTCCGGTATGGACGAAATATTAGAAATTACTTCTTACCCTGATGATGATGGAATAGGTCGCTCAAGCCGGATACTTATACAGTTTCGAGACAAAGATATAGACTCAACTATTAACACTAAAGTATCCGGTGCCTATTCTGCTTCTTTACATATTCAACTTGCCAATGCTACTACATTACCTTATGTCTATAAATTAGAAACACATCCTGTTTCTCAATCTTGGATGCAAGGTACAGGAAAACTTGGGGATAAACCACTAAATAGATCAGGAGTATCTTGGTCAAGTAGAAGAGCATTAAGCGAAGATGCTTGGACAACCTCAGGAGCAGACTTTATATCAGGAAGTTATTCTGCAGACCAAATACACGATCATACTTCTAACCATGATATTAATTTTGACATTACAAGTTTAGTACAAGCGTACCACTCTAATGCATTAACTAACAATGGTTCTATAATAAAATTAGAAAGCAGTAAAGAATACGAAACAACATCATCAGTTAAACTAGCATACTTTGGAGTTGATACTAATACTATATACCCTCCATACTTAGAATTTAAATGGGACGATACATCTTATACTAGTTCTCTATCTGTATTGAGTACAGATATTGCTACGGTTAAAATAAAAAACTTAAAACAATCATACTCGGAAAAAGAAACAGCTAGGCTGAGATTATCAGCTAGACCTAAATACCCAGCTAGAGCTTTTACTACTAGTTCAGTTTATCTTACAGAGTATAAACTACCTCAAGAATCCTATTGGGCTATTAAAGATGAATTCAGTGAAGAAATGATAGTTGATTTTGATGAACAGTATACAAAAATTAGTGCAGATAATACTAGCAGCTATTTTAATATTGACATGGATCTATTACAGCCAGAGAGATTTTATAGACTACTAATCAAGACAACTCTTGATGGAAGTACATCTGTAATTGATAATAGGAACGTTTTTAAGGTAGGAAGAAATGGGTAATAACATTAGAATTAAAAAGACGGTATATAATAAAGAGGTTTACGACAAAGTTGTAGACCGAAATTTTAATGCCTTTAAGAGAAATGAAGAAGAACCTGTTGAAAAGACTATCGAGCAGTTCTTTAAAGATTACGAAGATTTATATTTAGAGATACCTATTGAAGGAGAAAGTTCTTCTCAAAGATACCTGTATGAAAAAAGTGGAGAGTTATTATCTATTGCTAATGACTACTTAGACATACAACCATTGTTAGATGAAATTGGAGAATTAAGAGTAGACTACCTTAAAGCACAAGAAGAGATAATAGAATTACGAATCGAGAACGCAACATTATCAGGAAAAGTTGAATAAATTAGAATACATAGTAAACAAAGTTGATGAGAAGATAATCGACGGTATACCATCCTATAAAGAAAAGGATGAAATACTGATTGGACCTTACTTAATCAATAATCTATATGATTCTTCAGAAGACTTTATAGATTTACACATATACAGTTTAGAAGGTAGGTTATTAAAATCAGCATTTAACTATACTGGAGCAACACAAACAGGGGACTCAGCAGGAGCCGGGCAGATAGGAGCACAATCCTTAAACATAAGCCCAGGTGATGATGCTGTTAAAAACGGCTTTAGAAATGGAGATGTCGTTCTCTCCTACAATTTCTTCAGCGACCTATACTCTAACTCTCTAGCACCAAAAGAATTCTTTATAGAAGAGATATCTGCGGATAGAACAGAATTAAGACTACTTACGCTAGAACTTAAAGACGATCAGATAATTAATATTACTGACGCACTTAGGGATTACTTAGAGAACAATTCTCACTTTTCTGACTTTAAATTAAGATTTAGCAAAGATGACAGAGTTACCGCTGTAGCGATAGATAACCAGGAATACAGAGGAGGTCAATCGGTACTAGTTAAACTTTACAAACCTCTACCTACTAAATTTGTTAAGAAAGATCTTCTTAATATACTAGAAAATACTAGTGACACAGTTAACTTTAAAGTTGCTACTAGGATAATAGAAGAGGAAAGAAAGTCAAAGTTTCTTAAAGGACCTAACTTCGATATAGACTCTCTTAAGAAAGCAGATAATCCAACAGAGTTCTTTAACTACGACGACTTATTTAGCTACCCAGTATCTAGTTCATACTATGAACTGTACTCTCTATTCAATGAAAAAGGAGCACAAATAAGTATTAACCACGCAGACTACGGAGATTTCATTCATTTTGGTTCAGCAGAAGAAAGACTAAGGAACTTTAAATATAAAGTTGATTTATTAGATTCATATAATGATAGCATAAAAATCATTAGCGATACCTCTTATACCTCTACCGGTGTATCAGGTAGTACAGAGTATTATGAAGGACTAATAAAGGGGTTAGTAGATAATTTTGATCACTACGACAAGTACCTTTATTATGAAAGCGGTTCTTATTCTTGGCCAAAATCAGATAATAGACGTCCTTATATCAACCAAACTAGTAGTACAGCCGAATCAGCACAATGGTTCCAAAAACAATTAGTCTCAGCATCTAATTACGATTTAACTAACTACGACGTATTAACAAACACGATACCGACTTACCTTAGAGAAGACCAAGCCAACGAACCTCTACTTATGTTTACTCATATGTTGGGGCAACACTTTGATAATATTTGGATATACTTTAAAGCAGTATCTGATAAGTACGATACAGATAATAGATTGAACTTCGGTCTATCTAAAGATTTAGTTAGAGATGCTATTGAAACCCTAGGTATAAAAATATACCCAGCCAACAATAACCTATCAGATCTATTCAGCACTTTCACCGGAGCTAATTACGACTCAGGGAGTACAGGAGAAGTTATAAACCATTACATGCAGATTACTTCTGGTAGTGGATTAGAACATCTACAACCTATGCCTGTAGACAATTACCAGAAAGAAGTATACAAAAGAATATACCATAATATACCTTTCTTAACTAAAGCAAAAGGAACGAACAGAGGACTAAGAGCACTTATTAACTGTTTCGGTATACCTTCTGACATATTAAAAATAAAACAATTCGGCGGTACTCATATAGATCACCAAAAGAATTTAGCTCCTGAACAATATGTAACAAGCTCTTTAGATAAAATTAGACTTGATAACACAGGTAGCTTAGTGACTGGAAGTACTTTGTCTCCATCTATATCTATCATTCAACCAGTAGGTAAATACTCAGATGATTTACATACTGTAGAAGTAGGGTTTGACATATCAGACACTACGAACGAATGGATCTCTTCAAAGATTACAGGAAGCTTTGATATAGACAACTACTTAGGTGATCCAAGGGATAGAAACGAGTTTAGCTATTCCGGTCTAAGACAATTAGAAGAGACTATTTTTGCTGAACCTAATGAAGCAGTACAGAACTATTGGGAGAATGTAATTAAGGATTACAATAAAGCAGAATTTGATTGGAACGATGAATTAGTTCCATTTAGAAAACCAGCTGACTTTGTTAGATTGGTTAAGTTTTTTGATAATACCTTATTCAGATTAATAAAAGACTTTATACCTGCAAGGTCTAATACCAATACAGGTGTAATAATTAAGTCCCATATTCTTAATAGAAGTAAAGTTAAACAGGTAAGTGTATCTTACGAAAATAATATATATACAGGAAGCATATCTGTAGGTGAAATATCAGGTTCTGATGCCGGAGCATTTGGAGTAGCAAATAAATACGAATACACTACTAACTACTCAGCTTCAACCATAACACCTATAGGGCTAATAGAAAGAAATATATCTCATGAAGAACCTAGATTTACTGGAGAGTTTAGCGGCTCTGTAGTTATAGCTTCTGACGGAGAAATGAATGCAAAGAATCCATTTAAGCATAGTTTACAGCCCTTTGCTAACTTTACATTAAGAGCATTTAACTTCTCATTACCTATTCCTCTAGCTTGTGATATAATATTAACAGTTACTAAAATGGGTGAAAATTTTACTTTCACAGCAGTAGGTAACGGTAAAGTATCAACTCAATACCCACAGTCTTCTAACCAAGTCGGGGAAATACAAGTCACTCATGACTTTGATTCGTATAACTTCTTAGTAGGAAAAGCACACGTAACATACCCTTACCACTTCGAAGGATGGGGATTAACAAGTGCTTCAGCTGCACCCAGTATTTTTCAAACAGGTTCTGTGATGACTTTATATAATAACACAAGACCAACAGTAGATAAATATTTTGCACATTTTAGTACAGACTTCGCAGAAAGAATCGTATATTATGTATCAACAAGGATAGAAGACGACGGAGTTGTTGATAGCGCCCTTGACGGAACAGTAAGCACAGGGTACTATGGAGATAAAGATGATATAGAATTATTATATCCAGATCAAATTGCACCGACAGGTTCATTCAATGTTACTGCTAACTGGTCAGACTATTCTCAATTTATACTTAAAGCAAATGATGCGTACGGCGGTACAGGAGATTGGGTAGGTTGGAAGAATGAAGATGGAGATGTATTGTCGACCAATAAACAGTTGTCTATATTTTCTGGATCATTCGGAGGATATACTCAATTCTACGCAACATATAATAAATATTAACGATGACTGAACTAGAATTTCAAAATACTGACCCTACTAAATACAATGAAGGAAATTGCAACCTCCTTTATAGTAGTAGTATTAGTACTGGATCTTTTGCTTTACCAAGCAACTATCCAACAGGATCAACATCGCCATCAGAATCAGGAGGAGTATACTACCTACCTGACGCCTTCTTTCCTCCTTATACTATTTTAGGATTAACAATTCCAAACAATAGCGAAAACGGAGTATCGGTTGAACAGACATTACAGAACGTTAAAGCTGTTAAATTTACATTTGCAGGAACAGTTGTAAGCTTAGAAGTATTAGGAATATCAAAAAGATCTAATTACTTCTATTTACGAACTCAACCTCTACAGACTAATACCTTTCCGGAAGGAAGAGACCAATCTAATATTCCTATCATAAGTGCATTAGAATTTATATTTACACCTTTCTTAAAAGAGAAATTTAGTAATAGTGATTACAATGCTTTAATAGGAAACGCATCAATACAAAAAACAAGTACAGGAGCAGTTCAAGTAGACAGGTTAGTAGGTCAAGCAGCACCATCTAACTATCATGCTCTAGTATCAGGATCAGCTTCGCCAGCAGCAGTACAATACAGTAACTATACTATCTCAGGATTATCAAATGCAAGATATAGTGGCTGCAAATTACAGAGCGGAAGCGTTGAAGGAGAAGACCCAGCAATGGGATATAGGTCTTTTAAGGGAGCTATAAACGAAAGAGATGCAGACAACACAACGATACTAGCACAAACAGAAGGAAAAGACATATTCTTTTCAGTAGATAGAAAACCATCAGTATATTTTACAAGTGCTGATACATTTAACGATTATACAGGTAGCACCTTCCCTACACCGGCAACAGGGACTTTTAAAGGCTCTATTATGTACGAAGAAGAAGGAAATAGATTTATACGAATAGTAAATAAGAAAGTACATGCAATTGATAGGGGATCTATATTTCATACTAATGAATTAGGGCGAACTAAAAAGGAGACAACTTAAAACAATAAACAGCGATATTTATAATAAACACTAAATAAAAAATGGGATACTTAGACAATTCAATCGTAACAGTGGATGCGATTTTAACCAAAAAAGGAAGAGAGCTATTAGCTAGAGGAGATGGTTCTTTCAAAATCACTCAATTTGCATTAGCAGATGATGAGATTGATTACACCCTTTACAATCCAACACATCCCTCTGGTTCTGCATTATACGGAGAAGCAATAGAGAATATGCCCCTATTAGAGGCCTTTCCTGATGAAACTCAAGTAATGAAATACAAACTTACAACACTACCTAGAGGTACATCTAAACTTCCAGTATTGGATATTGGATTCTCTTCTATTAGTTTAAAACAAGGGGCTTCTCTAGCAATTACTCCTCAAACATTAAACTTCGGTGGAGCAACATCAACGTTTGAAGCTTCAGGATACACTGCTACTATAGCAGATATTAGAGTTTTAAATACCTTTGGAGGAGTAGGGATCAATACAGAAGAAGCAGAAGCACTTAACACAACTACAACAATTGGTACTAACGTATCTAAAGGTGTAATTGGAACTACAGTAAACTTAACTGCTACAACTGTAAACACTTTATTCGGATCAACTATTATTCTACAGACTACTTTAACAGTAATAGGTAGAGACTCCGGAGCAAGATTAACTATTCCTGTAACTATTACTAAATCTAATTAATTATGTCATTTAAAAGATTCGACCAAGAAGACGTAGTAGTAAGTGCAGAGTCCATATCAACTCCATGTTGGTCAGGGAACAAAACTACACTAAACTCTTTCTTTACCTCCTCAGTACAAGTAGGTGGTGCAACAGGAGATTTCTACTACAACATTTATCAAACAGGCTCAGGGCATCCTTCATCAAGAACCCAATTCTCTTTATCTTACGGTAACAAAGAAGGTAAAGGTAGTATACGATACAATCCAAACGTAACAGTTAAGTCACCAACATCAACAATATACGGTCAGTATAGAAGTTTAATACTTGGAGACGAAGAAAAAAACTTTGTTTTTGGAGGAGTAGCATCTGATTCATTCTATGCAATTTCAATAGATAGAGCTAGATATAAAGAAAAACTACTTCCAGGTACTTTAGACTTAGTTGTAGCTCACTCAGGGAGTAAATTATCTACAGGAGCAGGTTCCTCAATAACCTCTCGTACACTTACAGACAATAGTTTAGTTAGCAGTACAGTAACCTTTACCGACGCAGGAAGAGTATACGAACTAGTTTCTGGTTCATTAGGAAATGTACACACTAGTCTTAACGCTAACGGGTATACTTCTAATAATGGTTCATACGGTAAATTATTACCGGATTTAGGTATTGCATTAATAAATGTAGCAGCCTTAGATGCACCAATAGCTCAAGGAGGAGTTAACTTTAACTCAAATCAAACAGCAAATCAGTTGACCCACTCAGGAAGTGCAACAAATCTTAACAGAGGATTTGACCTTCTTAAAAGAGGTTCTAAATTTAGAATTCAATCAGAAGAAACTATCTCTTCAAACTTTATATTCGTAAGGGCTAGAAACTCTGAATTTAATTACTCAACAAATCCTTCATTAATTACTGGATCAGGAGAACTAAGGCACAACGTAATGGTTAATTCACCACAGTCATATATTACGACTGTAGGATTATACAACGACAATAATGACTTATTAGCTACAGCTAAACTATCTAGACCACTAATTAAAGATTTTACAAAAGAGGCGTTAGTACGAATTAAGTTAGACTATTAATGAATGAGCGCTTACAAAAAGTTAAACAGACAAGATGTATATGTATCTGACTACTCTGCTAAAAAGCAATGGGTAGCAAGTGGAAGTGCATTAGTCAATTATAAGATAGAGACCTTAAGAGGTTTCTCTGGATCCACACCCGGATACCCTTACCCATTAGATTATAGAAATAATCAATATGAAAAAATTGTATTTGATAGTATAAACAATATGTACTATGCAGATGGAATTGGTAACGGACTGACATCAGGATCTAGAAATCTAGCGTTGCAAACTAGTTTAACAATAAGTGGTGCAAGAGATATTAAATCAGAAGTAGGAGTATTATCTATTCCTAGGGATGTAGTAGGTACACATATAGAACCTCATACATTTGTATATGTACCACAAGTAGAAGCGGTAGATAATTACATAGTAGACGGCTACTCTCAAGATAGAATGTCTGGGGAAGATTTATATACAGAAAAAGCTGGCTACCAATACGGAGCTAACCCTATTGATACAGGAGACTATATAACAGATGAAAAAGGATACATAGACGAATCATCAGGTGAATATATAGATTTAGATAAAGGACAGCAAAGAGTAGAGATAATTGACGATGGAAACGGTTCGTTAATTTATTCTGGATCCGACAGAAGCTATACACAACCAGCTAAGGTTATTGGTGATATTATATACAATCACGGCTTAGCTATAATAACAGATAAAGACGTTGCAAGATATCTAAGCACTTATTCTAGACATAAGTTGCGATGGAAATCAAATCAACCTATTTATACATATAATGTACATTGTAAGGTTAAAGATTCTGAACTGAATCATACCTACAACCAATCAGCATTAACAGGATCATTTGGTCAAAAAGCTGATAATATAAGTGGAAGTAATTTTACACCGTATATAACAACAGTCGGAATGTATAATGACTCTAATGAATTAATAGCAGTAGCTAAGACTAATCATCCAATTCAAAAGACTCAAAACACAGATATGACATTTGTAGTAAAAATAGATATATAAAATGGCTATAAAATTTAGAGCAAATAAAACACAAGCGTTAACATACGCAGAGATGGATACCAACTTAGGTAGCTATTTCTATTCAAGCTCGTTATCTGGCACTAACCTGTATTTACATTATACAGGAAGCCAAAACGTTCCAATCAATCAATCATCACATATTGTACCATTAACTGCAGGACAAGTTCAAGGACCTATCTACAGTGTACAGTATAATGAGAATGGAGGAGCGTCTGGATCATCAGCATTTATTCATAGTGGATCTAGTGTAGGGATTAATACCACAGTAGCAGACTTAACACATGCTTTAGAAGTTTCAGGAAGCATTAGAGCTTCAGGAGCCCTACTTTCTAATTCAGATGAAAGACTAAAGGAAAATATTTATGCTATAGATAATCCGTTAAATAAACTTAAACAAATACAAGGAGTATACTTTAATTGGATAGGCAAAGAAGATAGAGAAGTTGGATTTATAGCACAACAAGTACAAAAAGTACTTCCAGAAGTTGTCGTTGAAGATAAAAAATCTTATCTTTCTGTAGACTACAGTAAGGTTGTTCCTTTGCTAGTAGGTGCTATACAAGAGCAAAATGATCTTATTAAAGGCTTACAGTATAGAATAAACAAATTAGAAAAATAATGGGATTAATATTTAGAGCACAGAAAGGATCTGCACTAACTCATACAGAGCTAGATAATAACTTTAGAGAAGCATTTGTATCTGCATCAGTAGAAGGTACAGACTTATCATTGTTTACCTCAGCAGCTTTGAACAACGAGTATGTTCTACCTATGCCTGCTCCTAATGGATTCGATTACCATATACAGTTTAAAAAAGGTAACGAAATATCAGGTTCAGAAGTATCATTTTCTTCTTCAGCTGATTTCAAATACGATTTCAGAACCTCTCATTTAAAGAATACAGGTTCATTTACTAACTTAGGGGATGCTACAGTAGACGGTAACTTAGTTGTTACAGGAGTATTAACAGCACAAGAACTAAGAACAGAATTTAATAACGCATCAGTAGTATTTGACTCTGGCTCTACCAAGTTTGGAAACTCAGCAGATGATAAGCATAGCTTTACAGGAAGCCTAGTTGTAGTAGGAAGTATTACAGGATCAGATGCAACGATTGATACTTGGGGAAGTATATCAGGATCATTAGCATCTAATCTTACAACAACAATAGCATACTCTGCATCTATTGCCTCAGCCTTAGACACAGAAATTACAGCACTATCTAGCTCAGCAGCATCAGCACTTACAACAACAAGTGGATCTATATCTACAGACGTAACTGCTCTATCATCCTCTTTAGCACTTAGAATTAGCAATGGGGATACTGCAGTCAACAATAACGTTACAGCACTATCTAGCTCAGCATCAGATGAAAGAGATAGAAGAATTACTGCTCTTACAAATACAGTAACAGCCAACTACCTACTAAATACAACAGATACTCTAGTAGGAGACTTAACAGTAACAGGTAATATAAATGCACAAGAAATCAATACTACGTATATTTCTTCTTCAATACTATTCAACTCAGGTTCTAATATCTTTGGAGATTCAAATACTGATAAGCACATATTTACAGGTAGTATTGATGCTACTAGTATTGTTAAGTCAACAGATGTTAATATAACAGGTTTCACCTCTGTATCGTCATCACTTGCCTCTCTAACAACCGACCTAGGTAACGTATCAACATCTTACCCGGACATTACTAATAAACCAGCCGGTATCATAAGCTCATCAGTCTTTAGTTCACCTAGTCAAGGTACAGCTAAACTAACCAGCAATGCAGCAGCTACTACTATAGATTTAGGATTAGACTCTTCTGATTCACCAACATTTACTGATTTAACATTAAATGGATTTACATCTGTATCTTCATCCTTAGCAGCACTAACTGCTGGTACTATAACAATAGGAAACGATGTAGACAATAGAGTATTAACTGCTAATGGAAACAGTACATTAAATGGAGAAGGTAATTTAACATTTGACGGAACTAACTTAATAATAGGTGGATCTCAAATATCTGATTACACCTCAGCTAAAACAGATGTAACCGGACTTACAGGAGGTACTACTAACGGTACATTAATACAAGGAAAAGAACTAGGTCATTTAGTTTTAGGTATTAGAGGAAATGCTACTGATGATACATTTAGTATTCTATCTGGAGATGGAGACTTCTATTCAAACAGTACATACGATAAATTAGCTTTTCAAGTAAAAGCAAACGGAACAACTATAATAGGAGGAGGAACAACCATAAACGGTAACTTATTAGTAACCGGAGATGTTACAGCATACCACTCCTCAGATAAAAGATTAAAGGATAATATATCACCAATTCCTTGGGCAGTAGATAAAGTAAAAGCTCTTGGAGGATATAGTTTTGATTGGAATGATAAATCAGAACATGAAGGTCACGACATTGGGGTAATAGCTCAAGAGGTAGAAGAAGTTCTACCAGAATTAGTTGTGACTAGAGAAGACGGCTACAAAGCTGTTAGTTACGAAAAAATTGTCGCGTTATTAATTGAGGCGATCAAAGATCAACAGTTACAAATCGATGCGTTAAAATCTAACCAGCGCTAGACAAAAATCAAAAATATGGAAATGACATTACCGAATTGGTTACACCAAGGGAGAATGGTCACAGATATTTCGGACATGCCAGAGGGTACGTTCGGGTTCATCTATGAAACAAAACACATTCCCTCAGGTATTAAATACATTGGAAAGAAAGTACTTTTCTTTGAACGTAATAAAAGATTAGGAAAAAGAGCATTAGAAGCATTAAGATTAGAAAGAAAAGAAAAAGGGATAGGAGGTAGAACTCCTGCTAAGCAAAAGATAATTACTGAATCCGATTGGAAAGATTATTACGGATCTCATAAGGACATATTAAAATTAGTTAAAGAAGGTGACGTAAGAGACTTTACTAGAACAATCCTACAATTTGTTCCTACAAAAAAGCTTCTTACTTATTTCGAGTGTAAACATCTGTTTATTAGAGAAGCACTAGAGACTCAAGACGTATATATTAATGATAACGTCTTAGGTAAATTTTATAGAAAAGATTTTAAATAGTGAATAACTTGCCTCCATAAAGTATTTTTCGTATATTTAATGTATAAATTTAAAAGATACACATCTATTGAAGACATTTATAATCACACTATTACAGAATAATAACTCAGTTGAATCAGCAAAAAGAGCAAGACAATCAGCAGTAGATGTAGGTTATAGAGAGTCAATTGAAACATTTGAAGCTATAACCCCTGACCTATGGGAAGAGATTCTACCCTATGACAATAACTTTGATAATTATGCAAGACCAGACAATGTTGGAGCATGCTTTGCTTCACACTATCTTCTCTGGCAAAAATGTATTGAGCTAGGAGAGCCTATTTTAATTTTAGAACATGATGCAATATTTGTAGATAACATACCAGATATAGATTTTGATATGTGTGTTAATTTCGGTAGACCCAGCTACATAAGACCGTATGAAATGACATATAAGGAGCCAATAGAAGGACTACAGTCAACCATACAGCATCATTTCTTAGGTCACCATGCTTATGCTATTAAACCACAAGCAGCTAAAATACTATGTAATGATGTTAAATATAGAGAGCTATCGCCAAACGATATATGGATGAATCTAGCCACTTACCCCTGGTTACAGGAGTATATACCTTATCCAATAGTAGCCGATACTTTATTCTCTACTATCCAAACATCTTTAGATGAAGCTACTCCCGTAATTAAAAAATTTGCTGAGGTTACTAAACCAAACAGTCCGGAACGAGCTTATGTAGAAAAATATTTTCCTCAAGTACTAACTCCTCAATCACAGAGACATATAGAAGCTGTACCGAGGAAAGAGAACTTTGTTGAAATAAGACCAGGATACCTGCAGGATGATATCTATACATGGATGCAAAAACCTATCGAGAATAATAAATACCTTATAGTAAGTTGGCGACTGTCCGGATCAGAATTTGGTAAAGAAGTATTAAGAGAGAATTTTCCTGAAGTAGTCTCTCAAGACCTCTGGGCAAAAACTCATACTACTTTAGGAGAAAATATTACTAAACCTTTCATCGAGAAAGCTAAAACTAAAGTATTTGTAATAATTACAGATCCTAGAGAAATAGCAATGAATTTAATATACTTCGATAACCGAATTCATCTGCATGATATAGATTATGAAAA